GCTGCTAATGATGCGTAATCTGGATAAGAACCAAGAATGTAAATAGAGGCACCAGCAGGACCTGTAGGACCTGTTGCACCCGCAGTACCAACTGAACCTGGAGTACCTGCGGTACCTTGTGGACCTGTAGGGCCTTGAATACCTTGCGGACCTTGAGCACCTGTAGGACCAATAGCACCTGGCAAACCTGCAGAACCTTGCGGACCAGTTGCACCTCTGTCACCTTTAACATAAAGTGCCCAACCGCTACCGTCAGCATTTGGAACTGTTCCAACAGTAAACTGCGCAACGTTTGTTAAAACCCAAGTTTCAGAATTGTAAGAAACTCCATCATTAAGAACGTAAGTTGCTAAAGAGCTCCAAACACCTTGGTTAGTAAAAGCAACACTTGTTACAGGGCGTGTAGTTCCTGTTGGACCTGTTGGGCCAGGAACAGTAGATGCTGCTCCTGTAGGACCAGTGGCACCAACATTTCCTTGAGGACCTGTAGGACCAAGTGGACCTTGGGCACCAGTTGCACCTGTTAAACCTGTAGGACCTGTTACGTTTGATGCTGCACCTGTTGGACCAACAGCTCCAGTAGGACCAGTAGGTCCAATTAGATTAGATGAAGCAACCCATCCGCTTCCCTCTGTCCAATAAAAAAACGTTGTTCCAATAAACGCTGTGTCACCAGTTTGACGAGAAATTTGTGGGTACGCAAGATTCAAAGCATTGATATCGGCAAAACTTCCAAGAAGTGTAAGCGCTTTACCTTGTGGACCTGTTGGACCAGTAATTGATAAACCTTGAGGACCTGTTGCACCAGTAGGACCTACAAGACCAGCAACACCAGTAGGACCAATAGGACCAGTTTCACCACGTGCACCTTGAGGACCAGTTGGGCCTTGTGGTCCAGTAGGACCTGTCTCACCAGTTAAACCAGGATTACCAACAGGACCTTGTACACCCTGTTGACCACGTGGACCAGTAGGACCAGTAACACCAGCAGGACCAGTTGGTCCTTCTAGGTTACCTACGTTCTGCCAACCACCAGTTCCATTTAGGGTTGGATTCCAAATAATTAAATTGCCGTTGGCAAGAAGATATGCGTCACCTGGTTGACCAGTTGGATGAGCGGTTGTTAAATCATTAAGTGTTGGATACTCACCGCGAATAGTGATTACTTGTCCAGAAGGGCCTGTTGGACCAGTAGCACCTTGAATACCAGAAAAACCTTGTGGTCCAGTAGCACCAGTAGGACCAGGAGAACCAGCAATACCTGTTGGACCTGTTGGTCCCATAGCACCTGTAGGTCCTTGTGGACCTGTTACAGAAACACCAGATAAACCTGTAGCACCAGTCGGACCTGTTGCACCTGTTCTACCAGTTGGTCCAGTAGGACCAGTTGGGCCTGTGCCACCTGTTGGTGCAGGAGAAGTTGGACCAGTAGCGGTTGGATACCAAGCGCTGTTATCTGGCCCTACAACAATAATCTCTTCTGACACTCTAATCCACCGTTACCTGTTGAGTTACAAATACCTGACCCTTTAAGTATGTGTGCTCCCAGGTTGGGTCATTTGACCTGGTTGCTTGTAAATCCCAAAACGCACGAACAGGAAGGTACTTAGTTTTATCGCTATTTAACGATATCTTAATTCTTCCTTGTGCCGCATTTAGAATTGTAACATCAAAGGTGGCATATCTAGCTGGTGAATTTGGATAAGTACGTATTTCAGCTTTCCAATCAAGCCCAGTAACATCAAAAGCGAAGTCAATAATCTGCTCGTAGTAGTCTCCCTGGTACATAACAATGTCATATACCTCAGCGGTAGTTGGGGGAGGTGTGTAGCCAAGGACGTCGTTTGGAAGCCAAACTCTCTCTGGTTTTCTACTATCGTCAATTTCTTGGCCAATATAGATAGGAACAAGTTTGTTAGTACGACGACTTGTGCGGCGTAGGGTTCCAATCTGTATACGCCACAACCCTATATTAAGGGCAGCGCATAGTTGCTTGTATTGCTCCCAGCGTTGATTAACCATATTAGTTAATTGTTCATATCTTTGAGAACGAGGAATCATTACTCCGTCTGGAGCCATAATATTGATATCAAAAGCTGCATCAGTTGATAAAGCCCATAGAGCTTCAATAACTGCAAGAATAGCAATTGGATACTCTTCTACAGGTTCAATGCTTTTAATTGTTACACGAGTTCCGTATTTGTCGGTGCGCTCGTGAGTGTGCTGGTCTATTGCAGTGTTAATAAAACGCTCAATGTCAGAGTCTGTAAAATAACGGTAGCTAACACCGTGGACGTTGAGTACATTACCAGAATCAAGTGGTTCTCTAAAATGTAATATGCCCTGGTCTTTTTCTAATTTATAACCAGAAGGGGCTGGAACCGCACAGTCAAGTACAGTTACGTAGAGGGTATATGGCTCTACAGGTTTTGCGTTTAAATAAAAATCTTTAGTATTACCATCAGCGGTGGTAACAAAATTAAATTCTTTAGGAAGGTCTCCTAGTTCAAGACGAACTCTCGACACTAGGTCGGACATTAAAGCCACTTAATTCACTCCTTTACTACATCTGACTAACGAAGAAGCGGACATTGCTGTCCGCCGCTCCGCCGAATTAAGTGTAAGTTCCTAGCTTAGATTACTCCAGCTAGATAGCCTTTTTCTTCAAGGTGCTGAGCAACTTGACGAGACACTTTATATTTTTGTCCAGCTTTAAAGCTGTAGTAGTTTCCTGCTCCAAGAGTCATAGATTCAATGTCTTCAACAACACGAATAACGACTGACTCATCACTCTTATCAATGACAGTTGGGTCATCAACAATAACAGTTGGTCTGTTAGGAACAGTAGCGTCAACTACTTCTGTTTCCAGTTTAATCTGTGCTTCGGCAGTAGCCATGGACATTTCCTGTGCGCGAGCAACTAGAGCTTCAGCATTATCCGCTGCTAACTTTTCGCGACTACGTCCAGTAACATCTGTTGGTTTTACTTTACTTGCCATTTATATTCTCCTAATTAATAGCTCGATGGGGGAAAAGTGGGGGCGGATTTTTAGGCCCGCCCCCTACTTAATTAGTTGGTTTCTGCAATAATTACAGACTGGTCAGTGATTAGACCAAGACCGAAGATTGAGTACCAAGCAAGAGCATGCTCACGACCGAAGTCAAGAATACCGCCATCGCGGAGTTCGACTGGAAGAGAGATTGCGTGACCGAATGCGTTATCTCCAATGAAGATAGCTGCGTAACGGTCTGACTGTCCGTTACCTGTCTTTGTAGCAGGTGTGATGTAACCTCCACCAGGAGTTACTGTTGGGTTAGCAACAGTTGTATCAGCGGTGTAGTTAGTACCAGCGCCACCAGCAACCTTAAGAACCTGTGTGGTTTCGATGAATACGCAATCGTACAAACGACCGATTTCACCAAGCATAAAGTTACCTGGAGCAGCGTACTTGGTAACTTCGATAAACTCTGGGTTATCGCGTAGGCTACGGCTCTGGTGTGGGTGAACAAACGCAACGTATGTTTCGCCGAGGCGTGGGATGTTCTTGGTTGATAGGCTCTCAACTGCATCCTTGACAGTGTGTGGTGTCAAGTAGAAAGCGCCAGTCATTGCAGCACGGTTAGCAGCAGTATCGCCATATGCGTACCAGTTGTTAACAGCTGAAAGGTTAGCGCGGCTCTCACCATAAATGGTTGAGGTTGCAGCGTAGAGGGTGTCGCGTGATAGCTGGTCTAGATAGATAGCCATGTTACGACCTAGTAGACGTGAAGCAGATGCCATTACGTCGTCAAATGAAGCATTGAGAAGAAGTTCTGACACAGCAAGAGCATAACCATGCTCGGTTACTGTGATTGAGAACTGCTGTGCAGTCAATGCGTTTGTCTGCATACGAACACCTTCAACTAGGCTGTTTGCAAAGCCGAGGTTGTTGTAGCGTAGGAAATTAATCTGTAAACCAGGTGCAACACCAAGTTCAGTCTTCTTGACTGCGAACTGCTCAAAGCGAAGGATAGGCATTGCCTGGAACAAGATTTCCTTGGACCAGATTGTCTGAATCGCCTGAGTCAGCTGGGTGTTAGTACCTGAGTATGCTGTAGGGGCTGCGGCAAGGTTGCCAGTACCCGTAATACCAGATGCCATTTACTTGTGACTCCTTATTAGTTTGGTTTTGGATTTATTGGGTCTAACCGAACAATCCGCGAGACTTACCACGTGCGGTGTCGCTCATGATACGTTCTCTGTATTTTGCGTATTCGTTCATCGACATTGACTGAATATCTTCAGCCGTAAAGTTTCTTTGGTCCGATTGTGTGTCCAGTGGTCCAGCTGGCGGGGTAGTTACCCTTGTCCCCGTCATTTCTCTCCTTGCGTTCTGCATAGCTGACTGCGCAGATTCAAGAATTCTTGCTGAACGCTCTTTTAATCCTTCTACTGATGCATCAATCTCTTCGCGACTATTTCCGCTAATGAGGTCAATGAGTTCAGGAATAATAGCTTCGCGTTCCGCATCTACACGTTGTGCACGGTAGTTCTGGAGGTCAGCAAAAGACTTTTCGCGTTCCAGAAGAGCAAAGGCACGTTCACGCTCTTGGCGCTCACGCTCCAACTGCTCCTGCCACTCTGACTCTTTTTGCTTAAGCAAAGAACGAACATCCATGTCACTTTCAAGAGCTTCTTGCTGAGCTTTTGCTTTTGCTTCTGCTTCAGCAGCACGTGCAGCAAGTTCTGCGTCACGTTCTTTCTTAATAGTGTCTAGTTCTTCCTTCAGCTTATCAATCTGAGGGTAGAGTTTTTCCTTTTCTTGGCTACGAACTCTAGCCAAATCATCTTCCGTATAAAACTTGGAAGTTGCCTTAGTAGTAGGTGCGTCAGCGACAACAGGGTTGCTTGACGACTCAGCTACGACTGGAACTGTCCCTGCTTCAGCCGCAAAGGCTTCAGCATTAGCTTGTGCTGTTTCCATATTTATCCTTTACATCCTAGGGGTCGTTATCCGATGTGAGAGCACGTATGACCTAACGTTGTTTCTATTTTTGCGTTTTAATACGAAAATGTCTGCGTAAACGCTTTACTTTTCGTACTCTTCTGGTACTCGCCTCTGTGGGAGGACGGTTCCATAAGCTTCGGTTACCAACTTGTTGCGGAGGTCTGCTTCGCCCATATCGGCGGCGGTAAGAGCCTCATCCATTGTCGGTGGTAGTACCGCTGGGGCTCCAGCAGCACCTGGCTGTAGTGGCTGACCTGGCTTGCCCCCAGTCTCTGGGTTAGGCATAGTGCCAGTAAGTTCAGCAATTTCTTGTTCAATTTGAGTCTGTAGCAACTTAAGGGCGCCATCGGCTGTAGCGTCGTCAAGGAGTTCCTGACGAATTTCATTAAGTTTTTCAGTTGGGAACTCTTCACCGAGGGTGCGAAGCGCACCTTCCTTAGACTCAAGACCTAGAGACAGCATCGACTGGACTTCATTAAGCGCAATCAACTTGTCTAGTGGCAGAGGTTGTGGGAAATGTACATATGTGAGGTAAGTCAATGGGTCATTAGGGTCAAGTCTGTCAACTTGTCCCTTCTTAAGTTTAACGTTTCTAGTTGGGTCCCAGATAAAAAGCTCTGGTTCTTTAATAGCAATACTTCTAAGTATTAGGTCATTAATGCGCTCAAGACCACGTGCATACTGAATAATCTTTTGGTGGTAGCGGTTCATTAAAGGCTGGAATTGGATAGACAGAGCAACGCCAGATGTGTTAGAGATAGGCTGTGCTTGACCTAAAGCAGTTTCAGGAATACCAATCATTTCGTGCATAGACTTCTTAAGCATTGCTAGGAAATCCATAGCGCCCTTAAGACCTTGTGCTCCACCTTCTAGGTTTTCTACCTTTGCGTCTTTTGGTAGACCACCCCAGACCTTGTTAGCGCCCTTTTCCAATTGTGAAGCTTTGGCACCAATGATGACTGTGACGGGAGCAGCATGATAATTAACGATGTCAGCGATGTCAGTAGCAGTCTCGTTATAAGTACGGTTAATATTAATAACGTCATGACAATCGCTAAGACCCCAAGGGCTACCACTAACGCGAACATTTGGCATATGAACAACGGGAATAACACCAAGCGGATTAGGGCGCGAGTCAATAAGTTCATCATTTATATACTCCTCAATAATGTCATCAGTGAGGATTTCAGTATAAGTAAACACTTGACGTGTGCCTTCAAGAGAAGTACCCCAAAAACGATACTTTAATTTAAAACGGATGAGACGTTCGCGGTCATGTGGGTGAAACTCTGGAAAACAAAAAGATGCGTTAAGCGGAAGAATACGAACACGTCCTGGGTGTCCAAAACCAGAGGAGTCTGTCCAAGCTTCTTCGTATGCTACTTTAACAAAACAGTCTCCAGATACAGAGCCTTGCTGTCCCATCTCCCAAAGAACTGTTGCTTTATTGTTATCTACTTCCCAAACTCTTTCTAAGATATCTGGAACAATTGCTTCTGTTTCTTTTGGGGAACGGAAATTAACACCTTTACCAAAGGTGAAGTTAATAATAAAATCTGTGAATGCTCGGTAGTAATTAAGTACTAGTTGAGCGTCGCCTACCTGCCTGCGATAGGAGTAGTGGTGGCCAAGATACATAGCCCAGTTAAGAGAATAACGATTAAGACGCGGACCATGAACTTCGAATTCTTCATCTGCAAGCTCCACCAATCCTAACGGGGAAATGGAAATAGTTAAGTCAGAGGACGCTGCCCTATAACTTGGGGGAGAAAAATCAATGCCGCTCAACTATCCACCTTTTTCTTAAAACAACCAGGAAAGGGTACCACGCTATTTATTTTAGCGGAAGCGCTCGCCTCTGATATTACCCTTACCCACCTTCTTGGTGACCTTCTTCTTTTGTTGGTCTTCCTTTTTCTTTTTTTCTTCAGCGGCGTAGTCGCGAAAACGAGGGTCTACTTCCCTCTTGGATTTAACATACTGACCACCAAGTTGATTATAACGAGAACGAACCCAGTGGGCGGCGGCAGGGGAAGGATAAGTGGTGAACTTGGCGCGAGCCTGCGCAACTACCATGTTATAAAGTTTTGGATTAGCAGGTTCCTGCTTTTCCGTCTTCTTTACTTCTTTACCTTGAATCAGTGCCATAGTTAATCCTTAAATAGAAAGAGGACCAACCCTGCGCTGGAATGTTGCGCAGGGGTGGGTTAGCTCTTTTATTAGTCTTCGACTACTGCTGGGTTAGACTTATACTGGCGAGCGCCGTTGCGAACTTCTTGTTCGAAGCGGTTGTCACCGTGGTCTGCAAAAGCTCCAGCAGAAAACTCAGAAAGATTCTGTGGTGCTTCTACCCATGCAGCTGAACCAACGTGTGCACGCTCGCGCATTGTTTCCTCTGCGGTCTTTGTGTGCACTGGCTTATTACGATTAGGGCGTCCTGCAGCTGGCTCATAGCCCTGCATAGCACCATTAGTAAACTGTGTTGGGATGTCTGTATCTGTTGCAAGGCCTTCTTCAAAACGAAGTGGGCCACGCTGTCCAGGAGTCGCTGCAGAAACTTTACGGTCGTAAATATTTCCTGGACGCTCAGGGAACTTAGGGGTTGGGGCAATTGCCATTTTTATACTCCTTATATAAAGGTTGAGGACCTCGTATAAAAGTGTCCTACGTATTTGCCGTAAAGTCAGGCTAAAGTAGTAACTACCTAGAAAAGAACGGCGAGGTGGACACTTCTACGGAAGGCATGGTCATATCTAGGGTCAGGGACACGGCTATAGCCAAACTATCCGCATAATCGTCGTGGGCGTGGGCTTCGTCAGGGGCATGCGCTAAGAAGTTAGGTCCAGTAAATTTAGTTTCCAAGTCTGTCATTTGTTGGTAAAAGCGTTTCCATGTGCGCAGTCTTCTAGTCTTTGCGTGAGCAGGCCAGCCAATCATTCGTCTGTCAATTAGAGCTTTTAGATGTTTCCAACGCTTAGATTGCTCGGGTTGGCTGCTGTTTAGGGCATGAACCTCTGCTCTTGGGAGGAGGAGTTTGAGTCGTTGAGCAACTGCATCACCAACACCATTAGCGTCCACGCCAACAGCAAGTACGTCGTAATTCCCCAAAAAATTCGTGATTTGAAAATACTGGTCTTCCCAATCATCGCCTTGTAACTCCAACCAATTAAGGACACGGTGGTCAAAATACCCAAACTCATCTGGGCGGTCCCAATCTACCCAGACAACGGTAACAACAGTAGAGTCAAGTTTACGGGCTGGGTCAATCCCAACTACAACTGGGGAACGGTGCCAGGCTTTAACTGTCTCTTGAGATGTGTCTCCAAGTTCGTCCATGATTGCAGAGGTAACGAACATTCCTCTTTCAAGTAGCCACTTACAGTTATAAGACATCTGAAACTCATCAGAGTCTTCTCCGATACGTAGCATCTCTTTCTTTATGAACTTTGCGTAGTTAGCGTTGTACTTAGAGACATCTTTGTAGTCCCACTCAAAGTGGTTCATACGAACAGACCTTGCTGTCTGTCTGCGTTTATTTAATTGGATAGAGCGATAAAAGTTATTTTTACTTGTAGTAGGGGTTCCCGTTTTAACCATGGTTCCTGAGTAGTAAGCCAACATAGGAGAGATTGATTTAGAGACTACAAAGTCATCCGCTTCTTGACACTCATCAATAACAATAAGGTGAAAGGACTTAGACTCAATCTTTGCACGTGGGTTAGCAGTCATCATCATGAGGCTACTGCCTGAGTTTTTTAACTTTATCTGTCGTGTAACTCCAGGCACCTTACCCAGGCTATCGTCAATCTCTGGGTCGCCCATGATTTCTTGCGCTCGCTCGCTAGTAAGCCTATTAACAGTTCTACCAAATAGAGTTTCTACCTGACCTTCAACAGGAGCAAACATACCTACCCAAATACCATCTTTAAATTGACCAAGTAAATCTGGATACATTTTTGCAAGGCGAGGTAATAGAACCATTAATGTAGCTACGGTGTTAGCAATAGTTTCTGATTTACCTGACTGACGTGCTGCGAGTGCTGTTATTTCTTCGCCGTCATTGATGATTACCGACTCAATGATGCGACGTGCTAAAGGCATTTGATATGGGTGCAACTCGTGCCCAACTAGGGCATTCATAAAAGTAATAGTTTTATCTATAAGCTTTTTAACAAATTCTTTGGAGAGCTCATCTAGTTCCTCTTCGGGCTCTTCTTGAGGAACCTCTTCTTCATCATCTAACTCATCGTCAGGAAAGAATTGGTCGTCTTCATCTTCTAGCACGTTGTAGTTCTCCATATGGAAAGTTTAGGGGAAAACAAAAAACCTGGATTCATAAAACCCAGGCTTTTTGGCCATCACACGGGAGAGGAAGAGAGAGGCAAGACTAAGTCTATCATAATCCTATTTGATAGTCACGCGGCGATGCAACTCGTCAATGACGGCATGCAAAGCTTCAGAGCCTTTTAAAGCCTCGTCAATATATAGCTGGTCCCTGTTTTTAGAGTAACCAGACATGCATCTAGATATTTCAATCATTGCCTGCTCTGCCCACATCTCTAGTTCGGCAGTAGGTATTCTGGAGACTCTTTTGGCAACTTTTTCAGGGAAAGGCTTTACCCAAGGTTCTTTTTTAAAAAAACTCATCATATGCTCCGTCCTCAGGTACCCAGGCTTTTCTGCCCTTCATGGCGTCTAAGAATATCTTATCTATAGCCTCGTCGTCATCAGGCGACACTTCTGGCTTGCTGTAAAAGATACCACAATAGTACCCAGGCTCTGTAAAAGGAGCCCTTACAACTAGACACTTGCCTTTACGAAAAGGGTAGTCAGTTTCTTGGGTTGTACCAACCTCTATTACTGGTAAGGCTTTTTTATGCCAGTATCTGAGTTTGCCTACATATAGTGGTCCAAATGATTTCAAGGTTTAGAACTCCGTATCTGCCTGCATTCTCTTTGATACTTCTGCTGCATAGCTTAGCAACTCTTTTGATGATGCGGATAGCCCACCGTCTTCTGGCAAGTCTGAAACATTTGCAGGCCCCATATCTGGCCAAGCGTCTAATCCGCTTTCTCTAAGATATTTACCTGTTGAATCTGTTGTTTGTAAGTTTTGCCAATGAATGGCAGGACAGTTTCTATACTCCCACCAAGTTCCATCTCTAAACACAACATACAGGGTGTTAGTCTCGGAGTTGTACGCAATAGCCTGCGCTCTTGGACGAGATGGGTTAGAAGTGTTTGCTGTTACTTGTCTAAATCCTTGAGATATCTCCATAGGGATAGCGGCAGAGAACGCCTTATCAATTGGTGATTCAACACCAAGTTTTTCAGCAAATGCTTGAGATAGGTTTAATACCCTATTAGATTGGTCAGCAGCACGCCTAAAGTAATTAGGGTTGTTATAACTCTTGTACTTCTTCGGCATCTTCGTCTACGTCCTTGCAGATATGGTCTTTAGTCTCAGACTGTAGCACTTTTTCAAAACAACGAGAACAGCGCATAACACGCTCATAATTATTTTGTACGGTGCCGCCTACGGGCACGTCTGCGCCGTCTTCGCCATAGGCAGGCTGATAGTCAGTGACTATACGCTGTTCTCTAAAAAGCTCTTTAGGAAAAGGGCCTTGTGGTTCCATTATCCTGTCTGGGACGGGGTGAACCTGTACAGCTTGTCTTCTAATTACCTTCATCTGCCGAAGTTGCTTCTTCTTTTACTTCAGCTTTTTTACGTGGCTTTTCAGTCCCAGGTATCTGCTCGACTAGTGGAAAGTGACCAGCCTCTGCTCTTTCTACCAACCATGATGGTAGACAGTCAGTGCAGTAGTTAACAGCGTTTACTCCAGGGTCAGCGCAAGTATAGGTTGCTGACTTATCGCAATTATCGCATTGTACTTTTGATGCCATGTTTGCTTTCCTTACTTCTTCTTAGCTGATTTTTTAATTTCAGCTGCAATTTTCTTAGTAATTTCAGCAGCAGCGGCGTCTGCAACGCGGCCAAATGCTGGGTCTTTCTTGTTTACCCAACGAAGTGCGACTGGCACTAAAGATGCCCAAAGAGCATTAGCTACTAAAAGCCACTCTGAAGCTCCAAAAGCTAGCGGGGTTGCTGCACCACTAGTTTGCATAACAATCATTACTGCACCAATAACTTGACCAAGCAAGTTACGTGCGTAGGATTCCAAAACTGCTTTGTTCATATTTAGCTCCTTATCGAATTGACTGCTTGCAAGTAGGACAGACGTTTGCTTCTGTTGCTGGCGCAGCAGCGGTACTTCCAGCAAATTTAGGACGACCAAAACCAACAATTCCAACTGTTAGTTTTTTAGCGTTGTTCTTTTTATAAGCGCGAATCTTTTTGCAACATTCGCCGCCATTGCGCTGATTACCCTTAGGGTCTCCTGCGGTATTTCCTTCTACGCAGGTTACAGTTCCATCTCCGTTGTCTTTTACAACGATACCAACGTGTGAAATTCTATCGACGCCATCTGCTGGGAAATCAAAATAAACGATGTCTCCAGGCTGTGGATTATCTTCAAACCAGCGGCCAGACTTTTTAAAAGACGCAGCGCCCGCTGGGGTATAAACAGTATTTGGAACTTTTACGCCAGCTTCGTTGGCGCACCACATAACAAAGCTGCCGCACCATGGCTGATAATTGGCTTTAGTAAATTTACCGTATTTGGTCTCGTTGTCCTTTGGACCTTCGATGTATCCAACCTCGGCTAGAGCAACTTCTACAAGTCTAGCGGCGGTACCTTGTTCTGCCATGAAAATCTCCTTTTAAGTCAACTACTAGTGTGCCTCAGGAGAAATGTAATGTCAGGCTAAATTACTCTTTTCCGTCTTCTAGGTGCTGGGTAAAACGGCCCTCTAGACGGGCTACAGATATCCGTAGGTCGGTTAGCTCTGCGTGAATCTTATTAATGGTGTCCTTCATCGAGGAGCCCCCATTGGGCTTCAACTCGTGGACGTAATTTTTTAGGTAGTTTCTTAATACCCACGATGTGGCTGCGACAAGTGCGGCGCCAAATGCGGATAAGCTAGCTAGAGTAGCTGCCCAATCCATTAACGACATCTGCATAAATTCCTTTGATAGTTAAATATAGAATACGCATGTATGTCGTCCGTGTAGCAATAAAATGCAGAAATACCGTATTTATATTAAATACTGAGATTTTCTTTATGTCAGCGTAAAAAAAATATTTTTTCTAAGCGTGGCTTAACTTGACCGTGGCTGTAACTCTGTGGCAGTCTAGACCTTGAAAGGCTCCAGTAATGGAGCCTTTTGCCACTACTGAGAGGAGCAATCAAATGCTTAATATCAGCAAAGAGCAAACAAGCCAGCTGGCAATTATCGTGGCCTATGTCATGGTATTGATTGGGAGCCCTGTTGTACTTGCAGCAGCAAGAGCAGAAACGGTTACCCAAGAAACAGTGCGACCACAAGTCGTAGTTGTTGACCCGTTGGCTAAGTTTAAGGACGCCAAGTCATTAGACAAAGGTGAACTTAAAGACCTGCTTCAAGCGGTCGGGTTTGAGGGAAAGGCCCTCAGGACTGCTTGGGCTGTTGCGATGAAAGAATCCAATGGCCGACCTATTGCCCACAACGACAATACGAACACGGGAGACAACTCATATGGCGTCTTCCAAATCAATATGCTTGGTGACCTAGGAGCGGATAGGCGAGAAAAATTCAACCTAAAATCTAACAAAGACCTCCTTGACCCTGTAGCAAACGCAAAGATTGCGTACTACATGTCAAATCAAGGACAGGACTGGACATCGTGGAAGGTGTACCCAGGCCAGACAAATGGAGAAAGATTCGAAAACTTCTATAAGGAGTTTCCGACAATAGACTAGTTTAAAAGAAAAAAGCCCCCTGCAGAACGCGGGGGGCTTTTTTGTTGGGCGCTATTAGGAAGCAGCAGCCCAAGGGGTGATAGTAATTGTTGCGGTTGTAGCAACACCAGCAGCGGCTGCAGCTGTTGACTGAGCCTTGATTGTTCCAGCAACTGCCACAACTGCTCCAGTAATGCCTGTAAGAGCCAATGCTGTAGTTGCTGTGGTTGTGACTGTGAAGGTATTGTCGGTGAGTTTGGTGATGGTATATGTTCCGTTAACAGAAGCATCAACAGATGAGATTGTGACCTTGTTACCAGTAACAAATCCGTGTGATGAGTCTGTGATTGTTGTAACGCCAGAACCTGCTGTACGAGAAGCTGCTGTTACAACGCCTGCAGCGTTTGTAGCTGCTGTAGCTGTAGTGATATTAGCTAGCTCGTAACCAGCGTCCTGTAGGGCATCCAAAGCTACTGCTGTTGTCATACCAAGAACGTCAGGAACGATGATGTTTCCAAGACCTACGCCATCAGCTGCTGAAACAGCAGTTGTTGACTCAACCTTGCCGCGCTGACCTGTAATAAGGCCGCCGTTAGCTGCATTAGTAACTGTAAACTGTAGGGCGTTAGCGCTTGCTACAGTTGCGCTTGAAAGATTGTATGAAGATGCTGTAAGCCCAGTAATGTTTACGACGTCACCAGCGGCAAGCTTATTCTGTGCTTTGTAGGTAACAGTTGTTCCATTTCCTGAAGCTTCGGTAACCATATAGTTACCTGCAGCTGGAATAAATGAAGGGTATCCAGCCCAACCAGCCTCAACATTTGAGTGGTTATCTACAGCAGGGTTTAGACGAGCGCTTGCAACTTTGGTGGTTTGAGCCCAACCATAGTCGCCCGTAGAGCCGCCTGTGTTTGTAATGGTCGCTGCTCGGTCGTCGTTTGGTTGCATAGGGATATTGCCCCATACAAAATCAACGGCCTGTCGACCTGAAGAGTCTACTGACATGTTGTACCTATTCTCTAGAGTGGTAGTGAACGCCTGATATCGGGGGCGCCTTTCCTATTGTCTAAGAGTATTTACGGCTTGTCAGGGCTAACTACTCATCAGAGGGATGAGGCGGCATGCCTTTTCTAGAAGGGTGTGGAGGAACACCGCGATACTTTATGAAGTCCATGCTTACGCTTTTATAATAGTCTCCTGATATAGACATCCAAACTTTATCCATACCAGTTACCTCAAAAAACTCCTCTACCTTTTGTAGGGGCACATCTTCTAAGCCCTTTAAAATCCTGCCTAAATGATTTGTAGCCTCAACTACATGTTTCCAGTAAGCGTCGCTTCTACTGTCTCCCCACGGCCTTCTAACCCTCTTTGTCTCATCTCTTAGAGGGGCGTCATGGTGTTGGTGAAATACATCCTTAGCGCCAACCGCATAGACAGACCATCCTTTAGCAAATGTTCTAAGTGATTGATTAAACTCCTCAGTATTAAAAGAACCCGCACCATCAACCCCAACTTCATCTACCCAAGCTTTTGGAGCAAATATGTACATGCAGGTAGTCCAATAAGTTTTGGCAATTTCAGTGCCGCGAAGACCAGCGTAACCAGGGAACTCATATCCAGGAGCCAAACTGCTGTAATGCGTGGCACGTCTACCAAACAGGGTCTCGTCTTCCCAGATTCCCCAAACATCTACTCCATCTACCGTAGAGTAGGATGGAGGAGCATAACAGACCATGACTTTTTCTTCTGGGAAAGCAGCTGTTAAATATAAATAGTTTGATAACCCTCTTTTGTCCCAGCCAGGTCTTCCCCTTGAGTGGGAGTCAAACTGAATAAAATAATCGTAATCAAAATCTACTTGTGTAGCTAGATTTCTAGCCCAGCACAGGCCGCCGTAATACTCAGTTGCTGGATAATACCTGTAGATTAAATTAGACTCGGGTATAAAAGAAAAGTCTTTTGGTTCATCATCCTCATCTACAAGGGAAAACACAAGTGAGTCTTTAAACTCTGCTGTTTCCCAAAGAGACTTTACAGTTGCATAAAACTCGGGGTCTTTATAACTAGCTATGCTTACTAGTATCTTGGGATTGTTCATTTGACTCCTCAAGGTCATCGGTGTTCATCCACTTATGTAACGGACACCAGGCTTTAGCAAGTTTTACCTTTAAATTCATAACGCAACCGCATTTTTTGCACTGATTAGTTAACCCAATAAGTTCTGGGCATTCTCGACAGATACTAAGCCTACTTGCGGCAACCTCATCGGTAGCTCTAGGTTCTGACGTCTTTAGCATATGCCACGGCCTTACTGGTGGCGGAAGGCTTTTACCTTTTTCGCTATTGCGAAATCTTTCTGATATCTTACTCATTTATAGTTCTTTTTCTCCCACATATGGTCTTGATACATTCCCGAGAATGTGGAGTTTATCAGATTTAATCTATCACGTACTTCTTGACTTCTTTCTTCCATAATTTCAGACTCCCAAGACTCTCTTTTAAAAGGTATTGCCTGAGCAATTGGGGTTCCGCGTTTAATAATGCCTTTATAACCTTTTTTAATGTGAAATGGCAACGCCCCAGCTGACGGCATGCCGTCCGTATCAATAATCCCAGTCATAGTCATAAATGGCAGGTCTGGTCTGTGTGATGGGGTAATTATAAGTGTGCTATATCCTTCTGGGGTTACGGCTGCCCAAAAAGGAACCCACCTCAATATATCTTTATGAAAGGTGTCATCTGTTGGATAGTCTCCAACTTGGTCGGGGTTGTGACTTAAAATAAACTCATAACGTGGGTTTCTCCACTTAGTTTGGATGTTGTGTGGGTCTGTAGAATCAATATAAATATCTACAGGACATAAAAAATAATACCCAGTGGTAAAAGTGTCAATCATAGACATACACTTTTTGCCAGTTACATTTGCAAAATGACCGCCATTTGCAGAGTCCTCTGTTGCTTTTACGATTTGTTTTTCCTTAGTTAAATAAGGAGGTAGTTTTCTAAACCATTCTGGCATCATAGTACGAACAGGTACTGGAGGCGGCGCAAATCCGCCTACCTCTTCATCAGTTGGGTAGAACTTTATTACTGGCATTACATTGCGGCTCTAGTGTCAGCAAGTATCTTTTGATAGTATTCTGGACCTTGAGTAAAGTACCAATGGTCTGGCTCAGCGTAATGTAAAAAAAGCATGTCTACTATGTTTGAGTCTTTTTCTGGAAACGGCCCTCTCCAATGAAGTTGGTCTTCTCCATAAAAACACAGCGCTTGATTTGGCTTCAGTAGGTACTCTTTGTCTTCCACGTAAAGTGGCCAATCTACGCTAGAAGTTAGGCATAAATCTACGGTATAGGTGCAGGCGTTGCTGTCCATGTGTCTTAATAAATTAGCTCTTGCACCTTTATATCTTACGTAACACGAATAGGTGGGAAGCAAAGTTTGGCTATCAAATATGTCTCTTGCTTTTTGTAAGCAATGCTCTAATAACTGGTCAGGCATTTGACCAGCTGGATTCTTTAGCATAAAACGACCAAATGAACGGTCGTACTTAAGCTCATCAAGAGAGTACCCGTTTAAAGTGTTTAGTGTTTCTTGAAACTTTTCTGGTGAAAGCACGTCGCTGACTATCACGGGCTCTTTTACTACTGGCCTTGTGCCCATTAATTCGTCATCAGCAAAATATTTTGTTTTAGCCATTTGTTGCTTCCAATATCCACATCACGACAGCGTATTTAGTACCCTCTTTTACTGGGTGAGCTATGTGAGCGTAAATATAGTTAGAAGGAAAAAATAATATGGAATTTGCAGGTGGTTTTAATTTGTAGTTAAAATAAGGAAATTCAATCTCCCCACCCTCATATTCATCATTTACATACCAAACTAAAGATAGAACTCGGTTATTTCCGCCACCTGCATCAGCGTGCAGTTTATATTCCTGTCCAGTTTGATACTTTAAAATAATTGGTGAAAGAGGCAAATCACCAGAGTTGACACTGTAATAACCCTTATATAGGTTGTACGCGTCTTGAATGTTGTTTAACATCTTAACTGCTAGTGCTCCGCCTGCTGCTAACTCTGGGTTTTCAAGAGTGGCCCACTCTGCCTGTAGGTGAACAGATGAGTTAGTTCGGTACTCGCTGCGTACAGAACCTGTTTTGTCAGAGCCAACCATGGCTCTTTTCCATCTAATTACCTTAGAGGGGCAGTTAGTGACGGTTTCTATTTCCTGTATTAATTCTTTGTAGTCAGGCACTATGTTTTCAAATAACACTATTCCTGGTGCAACAATTTTTGATTCCATGTGTTTATCCTTTACTTGTTGTGTACTAGTATACCCTCTGCAAAGAACATATCATAGGGCTCGGTGCTCAATGTGCGAACTTTGAACCTAACGTTAGGCTCGTAGGTAATTGTAGAAACTGGTATCCAAGCTTCTAGGTCTCCATCAAACA